CAATGTGTGACATGGTACTAGTGGGTAAGAGAAAGGCGGCCTCTCGGGGCCGCCTTATGTCACTTGGTGGTCTTGAGCCAGTCGCAGGCAGGCTGGAATCCCTGCTGGCAGTCGTCGAGCTTGGCATCCGAGAAGCCGGCGTTGTGCACGGTCACCTCATCCACTCGGGGATGCTCGGGTCGCGCCGCAAGCGCGACCGTCACAGTGATCACCAGCACAGCGAGTCCGGTCATGATCACACGCAAGTCAGAACCTCCTGGTCAGAGAGGAGAACAGGCGACGGACCCGAGAGGTCCGCGCCTTGGGGGCGGGGGAGGAGCACAGGGACGGGTAAGTGAGCTGCTGCTCAACCTGGCTCAGCAGGTACGCCAGATCCCCGGAGGGGGTGGCAGGGAGGGCGTCACCAGCCATGCGCATGATTGTGTCCTGGTAGTGCTCAGCCATCTCGGCCCGCATTGCCTGGAGTTCCTCGCGGATGCTGATGAAGTCCATCGCCCTGCCCTCCGTCCGTTGTGTTGAGGGTTCAAGTAGAGCACGTCTGCCCGCCTTCGATCTACCCCCAATCTCAGGCCAATCCGCCTTCGAGGCGCAGGCCGTCAAGAGCCTGCGCCTTCCAATCCATGGTGACTGGTGGGCAAGGTGGAAATGATTGTCAACAAGCCGGCTTGTCGTCACTCTGACGATATCTGGAATCTACGGGCGTAGACTGGTGGGCGCTGGCATTTGCTAGCAGATAAGTGCTAGCAGGCTCGCAGGTGCGAGTGTAAGGGGTGCTCGCCGGCAATGGCCATTACAACTCGCCATTGACAGGCTGTCTAACTGTAAGGGGTGTCTATGCCCCACATCCCTTACCATGTCAACCCCTTCTCGTCACCCTGACGACAACTGTGCGCAGCCTGGTCCTGAACGCGTTCAAATGTCGACACATGCTGGCATCTGCACACACAGTCATCACCTTGTCACCCTGTGTAGCCGGCCCCCACGTTCCATGGTCATCGAGCCAGCCAGTCTTGGAATCGCAGGCGCCCGAGGGTGCTTGCCTTCGGATCCATGGTCACCTGTGGGCAGGTAAGGCTACCCTAACCCGGGGCATTTAAATCTCGGGCGTGCGTGGGTGGGTGAGTACCACTCCGGATGTTGCATAAGATGTGATCTGCGTCACACTCTGAATGGTTGGCAACACGAACAACCCTTGTGCCACCTGGCCTGTGACTACGTTACCAAACCGTTACAAAGAAAGTTCTTCACCCTGGGGTCCAGCAAAAGGCCATTGGACCACGTATATATAGTGAGAGGGTTTACTTCTCGGGCTCGTGTGCTCCCAGCAGGGACCGGTGTAGGTCACCAGAGGCGTGGTGGAGTGAGCTTGGGCAGGTGGACTGACGTGAGTCCGGTGGGCTGGCACACGCGCTTGACGCGTGTGCTACACTTCCGTCTTTCTCCTTAGAAACAGGTATACCTTCTAACAGGTCTAACCGGCTTCACTGGTGATACCAGTTAGACCAACCCCCTCAAGGGGTTGGTCCTAAAGGTTAGTAAACTTCTAAACTGTTAGACATGTTAACAAGTGTTAACTTGCTGTCCCCTGCTTCTCCCTCTGGGAATCCTCTTCCCGCCCTAAGACCTCCGGCCGAGAGCCGGAGGTTGTTTCACTTGTGAAACCTTCGAACCCCTTCGGCATACCAGCGTCGTACTTACAGCGTACGCTGTCCTTACGACCAAGTAGGTGAAATGGCGATTCGAGAGCTGACCACGCCGCAGAAGAAGCGAGCCTTCCACAAGCTCGTGCAGGCGGGAGTCGGCCGCACCAAGGCGGCCGATGAGGTGGGTGTCACACTTCAGGCAGTGAACTACTGGCGTCGACAGGATGCCGAGTTTAGGGAGAGCGACGACCGCCTTCGGGCGGCGCGAGCGGAGATTACTCCAGAGGCTCGCGGCGACATGCCGTCCTTCCCCGACTTCTGCAAGAAGTACCTCGACACCGAGCTGTTCAATCACCACCTCCAGTGGGTGGACCTGCTTGAGGGGCGGGAGCCCAGAGGGCTGCATGAGGCCCAGACGTACATCAAGGGCGAGCCTGAGTACCTCCTGATCAACACTCCTCCGGAGCATGCGAAGTCCACCACCATCACGGTGAACTACGTGACCTACCGGATCTGCGAGGATCCGAACATCCGAGTCATCATCGTGTCCCAGACTCAGGAGATGGCCAAGCGGTTCCTCCGTGGTATCAAGGATCGTCTCGCCAGTCAGAACCTGAACTACCGCAAGCTTCAGATCGACTTCGCTCCGGATGGTGGCTTCGACAAGGACGCTGCCGCCTGGACGGCGGACAGCATCTACATCAGCTCCAGTCTTCGTGACTCCGGTGAGGCCAGCCCCACAGTTCAGGCCATCGGCATCGGTGGTCAGATCTACGGCTCTCGTGCTGACCTGATCATCCTCGACGACACCGTGACGGGCAAGAATGCTCATGAGTTCCAGAAGCAGATGGACTGGCTCCAGCGAGAGGTGTACAACCGCCTCTCTTATCCTGGTGGACGAATCCTTCTCGTGGGAACCCGACTCTCCCCGGTGGATCTCTATGGTGAGATCATCAAGGATGAGTACTACGGAGATGAGAACTCTCCCTGGACCTACCTGACACAGCCGGCGGTCCTTGAGTTCAACGATGACCCGAAGAAGTGGGTGACCCTCTGGCCGAGGACCAACCGACCACCTGTCTCCATGTCCGGCCGAGTCAAGGTCGAGCAGGATGCGGACGGCCTGTATCCCATGTGGAACGGGCCCGCGCTCAAGAAGCGCCGGGCCGCTATGAGTCCTCGAAACTGGGCTCTGGTCTACCAGCAGGAGCAGTTCGTTGAAGATGCGATCTTCGGTCAGAAGGCGGTGCTCGGCTCAGTGGACGGTGGACGCCAGCCGGGTCCGATGCCTCCGGGTACGACTAACGGTAGGGCCCGTGGTATCGAGGGTTGCTATGTCGTGGGGGGATTCGACCCGGCGGTCACCGGTAACTCTGCTGCGGTCTGTATCGCCATGGATCGGCAGTCGGGCGTCCGATGGGTCCTGGATGTTTGGACCGCACCGACTAAGCCTGACGAGATCTTCGACAAGATCAAAGAGTGGACCGTCAAGTACCGGATGAACGAGTGGCGTATCGAGAAGAACGCCATGAACCTGATGATCACCCAGAACCGCGAGATCCGCGAGTTCCTCGCGTCTCGCGGCTGTCTCCTCCGGGAGCACTTCACCGGCTCGAACAAGTGGGACGCCGACTTCGGTGTCGCCTCCATGTCGATGCTGTTCGACGGCTGGGAGAATAAGAAGCAGCTGATCCGCCTGCCGAACAAGAGCACTGAAGGTGTTCGATCCCTGATCGAGCAGCTGACCACCTGGGAGCCGGAGCAGCCTGGTCGCAAGTCCAAGAGGAAGACGGACTGTGTGATGGCTCTCTGGTTCGCTGAGATCCGCTGCCGTGAGCTGGTGGATGAGATCAGCCGGCGTGAAGAGACCAGCTTCTACAACAACCCGTACCTCAGCGAGAGGGACCGGAGCCGGCAGGTCGTTGTCGATCTTGACTACATGAGTCAGGCAGCAACCCATGGACAGCAGGTCCAGAAGTGGTGGAGCAAGTGAGCAGGTTCAGTGAGCGAGCCGCCGATCGGCTCGCGGAGTGGATGGGATCATGGATCTTTGTATTGGGTCAAGCGGCCGTGCTTACTGTCTGGTTTGTCCTGAATGCATCTGCACCATGGCGGTGGGACCCATTCCCATTCATACTCGCAAACCTGGTCATGAGTGCTCAAGCTGCCTTTGCTACACCGATCCTGCTCATGAGCCAGAACAGGGCGGCGGCCACTGAGAGCCGCCGCCTTCAGTACGATGTCAAGCTTGACGAAGAGACGCTTGAACGGATCAAGCGCATAGAGGAGAAGCTCAATGGTCCAGATCATCAGCCGTGACCAGTGGGGCGCGAAGCCCTGGGTCAATCAGCCGAACACTGTTCCGGACTCGGAGCG